AAGTAAGAATCACAGGTACGAATGTAATGCAACTTTGTCAACGGTGAACAATCGATGGTTTCTTTTAACTCATCGGCAGAGCTACGATTGCTGGTAAGGATCAAATCCACATCCTGACCCGATAAGCGGGCTAATTGCTTGATATTGGTGGTTTTTCCGCAACCAGCAACTCCATCAACAATCGTAACTGAAAAGTGTGCTTCAAGACCTAGGGCTTTCTCTAGGCTTGGAATGATACGTTCTGCTGAGGCAAAGACGCAAGATTGGTCAACAAAGACAATCTCGTATTGAGATAGACTCCTGACGCAATTAGCATCTAAGACTTCTCCGTCCCATCTCAGGGTCACGTATCCATCCTTGCTCATTGCTCTTTCATATTTTGCAAGGGGATAACTTCTAGCAGTAGGTCCGACCCAAGTATTTTTCTTTGGGATGAAAGCTCGACGCTTATCGTCACCGGCCCATACTACATCAAGACCTTTTGTCATCCACTGACAATGATCACCCAATTTTCTCAAGGTAATGATAGAATTGGCTGAAGTGGACTTCAAGTAATCAATTGCTTCAAGAATGGCATCTGAATGAGGATTGATACGCAAAATTTCGCCAGTTTCTGCGTTCTTCTCGAATTCAGGCAACGGTTTCGGTGTTGGAATTGCGAGTTCGGGGATTTTTGCGATGAACTGAGAGCTCAACCCCAGTCCTTCGATTTTTCTTCCATCTGGATGAGCTTCCAAATAGGCATGAACTTGCAAAATTGCTCTATTTAGTTTTTGAGCATCCTCAACTTCCTTCGCTTTAGCTCTTAAGCTCTCTTCTTTCTGCTTCCTGATATTGTCTAACAGGGTACGTGCGTAACTTGACACATCAATGGCATTTCCTTGATGCCATTCAGCATAGTATACATCTTCAAGAGATTGGAAGTATACTGGATCAGAAATCAGAGGTGAAGGACCATCAACCTTTCCAAGAATAAATGAGAAAACCGTTTCAATTTTCTTTTGGAAAGATTGGTATAAGTCCACGGTAGTTTCCGTGTTACTTCTAGGATCAGTTATAGTGACCGACTCAAATTTGTCACTTCCTAGGCATTTCAACATCATCCTTATAGGGTAAAAGACACCGTCTGTACATCGAACGGGGCTCTCGTCCTGAACCGGTGTCCGTTCAGAAGGAGAAGTCACTGACCTAGAAAACAGAGATTTCAGATCTCTCTTAGGCAATGACAACAGAGCTTTGGCGATAAAATCACCAGGAACATTGACTTTATCCAGTGCGCTCAAAAAGGTTGGACCAGAATACCACGTTGGACCTTCAGAACCTTTTAAAACAGCATCAGTCGACAATCTCTCTCCTTTGTCTAGGAGGGATAACATCTCTGGAATGGCGTTATAGAGTTTTCTCACTCTATAATAAATCGTTGTTGCCACTGGAATATAGTCATCCGGGCTGAGAGGTTTGCCCGAGATCAGAGTCACACCACCGATAATGGTATGATTCGTTGAAGAAGATAACATAGTCGCTATGGACTGAATTGCGGAATGAGCATCAGAATTAGGTCTGAACTGCCTAAAGGCAACTTCAGTAACTCTGGTAAGCACTTTCTTATCGATAAGTACTTTCCGCCTCACTGCTGTCTGGTATGAATGATGATAGTACCCCTCGTTAACGGTGTGTACTACCATCTGTCCTTTGACTCTATTATACCAGGCGCAGGACCTCCCATTGGAGTGTGGCATCTTGGGGACAAAACCAAGGGAATAAGTTAAGTCAATAACCATCACACCTCCAAAATCTTGCTTACGTTCGATTCGATAAGCAGCATGACCCAAATCAACGGCATTATAAGTCAGATAGTGTTTTAACAAAGAAAACCGATGACTATATCCCAAATTGGGCTCGTCGATGAAGTCGAAATGAATGAGATCGTTCTTATGATCGATCTCCCATCTAACATTGAAGTTAGGAATTTCCCCCTCGTTGTGAATTAACATATCTGCATCAACCATCATGGTGCAAATGAATTTCATAACGCCTTTTTGGTCCAGACTACATGCTAACTCTCCCACATCGAGATCGCTAGTAGAATGGATGGCAAAAGCATAGTCAGCTCGCCTTGAGCATTTCTGAAACGTGTCCATGCAGTAATCTGCTTCACCCACAATTTCCGGGTGTTTTCGG